TCAGCGTTAACTAATGCTAATAAGCCAGTTTGGGGCACTTGCCCATAAATAAATAAATAAATAAATAAATAAATAAATAAATAAAAATTATGACAACTTATAATTGGAACTGCAGAACAGTAGATTGTTACCCAGAACAAGACAACGAAGCGGATGTAGTGTATAACGTGCACTGGATTGTAACAGGTACTTCAGACGAATTAGATCCAGAGGGTAATCTTCACGGTTATTCAGCTACGAATATTGGAACACAAGTTTTAGACACAAGTCAAATAACTAATTTCATTCCGTTTGATCAGTTAACAAACGAAGAAGTAGTTACTTGGACTAAAATAGCAATGGGCGATGAGCAAGTTGCCAAAATTGAAGCGAACATACAAAGACAAATAGATAGTTTGATTACACCTACAAGCGTTACGTTAACTATTGTAGACCCTGCGCCACCGGCAGCTGAGGTTGAAGAGCCGCAAGAGCCTGAATCCGAGGATTAATTAGGTAAAAAACTACTATTTCAAGTGATGATATAAATATATCAAATCAAATCAAATTTAATCAAATTATGTCAGACAAAATTGTTAAAAACTTAAATTTTGGAGAAGATGCCAAAGTTACAGTATTTAAAGGTATAGAAAAACTAACTAAAGCTGTTAGCTCCACTCTTGGGGCTAGCGGCAAATGTGTTATCTTGGAAGATGGTGGTGGCAAACCGGTAATTACTAAAGATGGTGTAACTGTAGCTGATTCTATAGTCTTGCTAGACCCCGTAGAAAACATGGGTGCCACATTATTAAAAGAAGCAGCTAGAAAAACTGTTAAAGAAGCAGGTGATGGAACGACCACAGCTACAGTGTTAGCTCATTCTATACTTAAACAAGCTTACAAGCTTGATAAAGATTACAATAACAGAGACTTGAAAAACGGCATTAACAGTGCTGTAGAAAAAGTTGTAAAATACTTAGAGAAAAACTCTATACAGGTAACAGGTGATATGATTGACTCTGTGGCCACTATATCAACAAACAATGATCCAACCTTGGGTAAAGTCATTGGAGACGCTTTTAGATCCGTAGGAGAGACCGGAGTGGTTATGATGGAGCCAACAAGTGAGTCTGAAACTTATGTAGATGTAGTAGATGGAATACAATACGAGAAAGGATTAACAAATTCTAATTTTGTAACAAACAAATCAACAAAAGAAGCTGTGCTTGAAAACCCTTTAGTATTGCTAGTTGATTCACCTATAGAAAGTATTAGGCAGATACAATCTGTATTAGAATACGTTATTAAAAACACGAAGTCTTTACTTATTGTTGCTGATATAGACCAACCAGTTTTATCAGCCTTAGCAATGAACAAGGTTAAAGGAAACATAAAAGTTAATGTTATTAACGCACCTACTTTTGGTATTAACAAGAAAGATACCTTAACGGATCTATCTATGTTAACAGGTGCTACTGTTATAAATGAAGATCTTGGAGACGACTTGGATCTTATATCAGTTGATAAATTAGGTGAGTGCGTTAGAAGTGTTACTGGTGAACAAGATACTATAATACAAATAAAAGAAACGCCAGAAGAAGTAAATGAGCTTATTAAGAAAATTAAAGAGCAACTTGAAACTGAAAAATCTCCTGCAAACGTTATACGACTTGAAACTAGACTTGCACGTTTATCTGCTAAGGTTGCAGTTGTTAAGGTTGGAGCGAATTCAGACATTGAACTTAAAGAAAAGACGGATAGAGTCGAAGACGCTGTCTGCGCTACAAAAGCCGCTATCAAAGAAGGTATAATACCAGGTGGTGGTATTGCTTTATTAAATGCATCCACATATATAAAAGCTAAAAGCAAAGGTGAAGAAGTTTTGTTACAAGCTATAAAAGCGCCTTATGAGACTATTCTTTCTAACGCTGGCTTAGAATTGGTTTATCCTGATAAAAAAAATAGAGGATTAAATGTTGTTACGGGTAAGGACGTGAATATGGTTAGAGCTGGTATTATAGATCCACTGCTAGTAACTAAAAGCGCTTTAAGAAATGCAGCTTCAGTAGCAACTACTATATTATCTACAGATTGTGTAATTAATAATTTAAGAGTTGGAGATGAAAGCAATAGGTAGAAATTTAATTATAAAGAAAACAAAAGAAGGGACCACCAAAACTAAAGGTGGTCTACTTCTTGCTGAATCACATAGAGAAGATATTAGATATATAGAAGCTAGTGTAATTTCTATTGGAAGTGACGTAGTTGGCGTTAAGGAAAGTGATAAGATATTTTTCGATAGACACGCCGGTCACAAAATAGAAATAGATAAAGATTTTTATCACGTCATTAAACTAGAGGATATAGTTGTTGTTTTATGAAAAGGCTAGACGCAAGAGATATAAAAGATATGAACTTGCTAAAACATTACCGTATAATACGCAAATGGGCCTGTAAAAACAACAATCTAAATGACGCTGATTTAGAGCTTTTGATATACCTTGACTGTATAGAGCACTTTTCAAAGCAAGACTTTAAAACTGGCTCCTACTCTTACAGTTGGGACAATAGACGTTGGAACAAGCTATTAAAAGCGGGCTGGATAAAAGTTTGGAGACCTAGAAACAGAACTACACAGCTGTATAATATATATCAAGTATCTTTCCAAGGAAAGCAACTTATAAATAGAATATACAGAATAATGCTAGGTGAAGATGATATACCAACCAGTTCAAGAAGAAATAAGATAATAAGCGGTAATAGTTACACAGATAAAGTTTTAACTACAGCCATATACAATGTTAATAACGATAAAAAAAGATAACTATGCCAAATTACAAACAAGACTTAAAAGCTACAACTGGCAACGCACCTACAAAGTATGTTGACCCGATGACTGGACAACAGATTCCAGACCAACAACTAACATATGCTACACCTACGCCAGGTAATCAAATGGGTTTTGCTAAACCATTGTTTAACCAAGCCGTGAATAACGCTGGTCAACAGATGTTTGGTAGCGTAGAGCAAAGACAAAAATCTATACAAAACCAAGCTGGTGTAATTCAAACTCCAATGTATTTTAAAGATCAAACAGGAGATGGAAAGATAACTAAGGCAGACGTTATAAAAGCTAGAACTGAAGGATATAAAGAATAAAAATATAAAAAATTATGGCAAAAAAAAATATAAAAGCAAGCTCAAACGCGGGAGGTGTTGTTGGTGAAAACACTATCTGGGACGGACCATTAAGTCAACTAGGTAGACCACACGGTAAAGGATCCAGCAGTGGAGCTAAAGGTATGAAATTAAAATTAGCTGACTGCGGTTGTGATTCTATAAAAGGACCAATAACTCAAATAGCTAAAGGATAATATGGGTTCACTAGGAGATATAAAACTGTATATGATAAATGCTAGTGCATTAGCTGTGTCTATGTCTAACATAGACGTAATATTAAAATTAACTCTTTTAGCTGTATCTATTGGTTACACTATTCAGAAATGGTATAATTTAAACAAAAAAGACGATGGCAAAACTAGATAAATCTAAAATGGCTTGTAATAAGCCTAAAAAGACACCAAGTCACTCTACTAAATCTCACGTAGTAAAAGCTTGTTCAGGTGGTAAAGAGAAAATAATTAGATTCGGCCAACAGGGAGTTAGTACAGCTGGTAAAAAAACTGATGCTAAGTCAAAAGCTAGAAGAGCTAGTTTTAAAGCTAGACACGCTAAGAATATTAAAAAAGGTAAAATGTCAGCTGCTTATTGGGCTGATAAAGTTAAATGGTAAAAACAAAATAATTATGTACGCAAAAAAATCACCAGCTAAAATGGGTCATGGAAAATCTCCAGCCAAAATGAAAGGATCTTTTGTATCTAAACACTGCACAACGTCTTCTCCATTGCAAAAGAAAGGTTGTAAGAAAAAGTATTAATATGGCTTTTAAACTTAATCCACCGTTTAAGTGTGATAACACTCCTATATATAGAGTTGATATGGAGGAAGGTGTTTTAGGTATGGCTAATAATAATGGTACAATACTTATAAACAAGTACTTAAGCCCTGCTAAATCTAAAGAGGTTATAGACCACGAAATGATACATGTAGACCAAATTAAGCGTGGTGACTTAGATTACGACGATAACAACGTTTATTGGAAAGGTAAAAAATACTCGAGAGCTAAAATGAATGAAGGGGCGAAAAACTTGCCTTGGGAAAAAGAAGCGTATAAAAAATCATAAACAAAGTAAAAATGGCAAAAATTAAAAAACCAAGTAAAACACCTTTTTACAAGACTGGACCTATTGACCCTAATCCAAAAGAAAAACAACCAAAAGCTAAAGCAGGTGAAATACCTGGATTACAGGAGATTAAGCAAAGGTTTAAGGGTAAGTATGAAGTTACAGCTAAAAAAGGTAAACTTAATAAATATACTTTAACAGATAAGAGTGGTAATTCAGTTTCTTATTCTGCTGGGCCAAAAAGCAAAAAAGACAAAAGAACTCTTGCTGACGCTATAAACGAGTCAATTAAATGAAAAAAATCCTAAGCCTTTTAACAGGTGGTCTTATCAAGGACGTTGGTGGTGTAATAGACAAGCTAACCACTACAGATGAAGAAAGATTAGCTGCTAAGTATAAAATACAAGAATTATTAGAACAAGCTGATAAAGACGCTCAAGCTCAAGTAACTGATCGTTGGAAAGCAGATATGGCTAGTGATAGTTACTTATCGAAAAATATTCGGCCATTAGTTCTAATATACTTAACTATAGTTTTCACTGTGTTATCTTTTTTTGATGGTAATATCGGTGACTTTAAAGTAGATGAATCTTACACACCTATATTCCAATCGTTACTAATAACAGTGTATGGCGCTTACTTTGTTGGCCGTACTTGGGAAAAAAATAAAAAATCAAGTGATAATAAAAATAAGTAGAAATATAATCAATTAAATTAAATCAAAATGTCAAAAATTAAAAAAGAACAATTAGAAAAAATTCAAGATCAGCAAACTAGACTTCAATCTATATTAACAGATATAGGAGTTATTGAGGTTCGTAAACACGAAGCGCTACACGCTCAAGCAGCTGTTTCTCAAGAAATACAAGCTTCTAAAAAAGAACTTGAAGAAGAGTATGGCGCTGTTACTATTGATATGAGCGATGGTAGTTATACTTTAATTGAAGAAGAAAAAGAAGCTGATTTATCTGTTGTTAAATCAGATGACTAATGAGCTCTGTAATTAGAAAAATAAGTATAGGTTCTGATTACAAAAATGATGCAATGCATTATGCTGTAAGTCAACAAGTTTACGGAGGTCATACTATATCAGCTATATTGTACTCTGAAGACGATGATTCTTACAGTATATATATTAAAAAGAAAGACGAGATAATGCCATGGAAGAAATTTAATTCTAACATGGCTATATCCGTTGAATATGATTTAGAGTATTAATGAATAGTTTATTTGAATTTATCGTAAGACCAATAAACAAAAGATACGATAACGAAATTAAAGTAGGTGACAAAAGCCTAATAACTAATGCTAATACTGAAGATTTTAAAGCCGTTAGTAACAAAGCTGTGGTAGTTTCTACTCCATCTGCTTACAATACGTCAATTAAAAGTGGTGACATAGTTATTATACATCATAATGTTTTCAGAAGTTTTTTTGACATTAGAGGCAAGAGAAAAGATAGTAGGTCTAAATTTATAGATGATCTATATTTTTGCTCACCTGATCAAATATATTTATACAACAATTCTGGTCATTGGAAATCTTTTCAAGATAGATGTTTTGTAAAACCACTGCTAGATAATAATGATCTAACACTGGATAAAGAAAGAAAGCTTATAGGAATACTAAAATATGGTAATAGTTCCTTAGAAGCCGTTAAAATCGTTCCTGGAGACTTAGTAGGCTATACGCCTTATGGTGAGTTTGAATTTATAATTGATGGAGAACGATTATATTGTATGAAATCAAATGATATTGTAATTAAATATGAATATAAAGGAGACGAAGAGGAATATAATCCAAGCTGGGCAAACAGCAGTTGAAGAGTTGATAAAAGTAGCTAAAGAAGCTATTGTAGACTCTGACGACGATATATCTGCTGATAGATTAAAAAACGCAGCAGCTACAAAAAAACTAGCTATTTTCGATGCTTTTGAGATATTAAAACGTATCGAAGACGAAGAGAATATGCTTAACGAGAAACCTATAGAAAAGAAGGAGAAGACTTTCAAGGGGTTTGCAGAAGGAAGATCTAAGTAATGTACGAGCAATCACTATATAAAGTACTACCTAATTATATTAAACCTAAGGTTATAAATAAAAAGAATAGATATAACAAATGGGTGTACGGTTATGATAAGGAGTTTGATATGATCGTTATCAGTAAAACTGGTAGAATAGGGGAAATATATGAAATACAAAACATTAAAATAGCTTTACCAAAAGAAGATGATGTTGTTAAATTCGAAGGAGATAGATGGAGGCATACTGAGTACCCAAAAGAGCTTTCAAAAATAAAATCAGTATTTGATTGGGATGAATACCCTACGCAATTTAAAGAAAAATGGTATGAATATATTGACAAAGAATTTAAGAGACGTGAAGAAGGTTTTTGGTTTTTTAACAAAGACAAGCCTTCTTATATTACTGGTACTCATTACATGTACCTGCAGTGGTCCAAAATTGATATTGGGCAGCCAGACTTTAGGGAGTCAAACAGATTATTCTACATATTCTGGGAAGCTTGTAAAGCGGACATCAGGTGTTATGGAATGTCATATCTCAAGAACAGACGTTCTGGCTTTTCATTCATGGCGTCAGGAGAGACTGTTAATATGGCGACCATATCGTCGGATTCACGGTTTGGAATTTTGTCCAAATCTGGAGCCGATGCTAAGAAAATGTTCACAGATAAGGTTGTACCCATTTCTGTTAACTATCCCTTCTTCTTTAAACCGATCCAAGACGGTATGGACAGGCCGAAGACGGAACTCGCCTATCGCGTCCCCGCCTCGAAACTTACCAGAAAATCCATCACTGAAACCTCTAAAGCCGAAACACTTGATGGGCTCGACACCACGGTTGACTGGAAAAACACAGGTGATAACGCCTACGATGGAGAAAAACTAAGATTACTAGTACATGATGAAAGTGGAAAATGGGAGAGGCCAAACAATATATTAAATAACTGGCGAGTTACAAAAACGTGTTTAAGACTAGGTTCTAGAATTATAGGTAAGTGTATGATGGGTAGTACGTCAAACGCTTTAGATAAAGGTGGTGAGAATTTTAAAAAATTATATTATGATTCTGATGCAACAAAAAGAAACCGCAACGGTCAGACTAGCTCGGGACTATATAGTTTGTTCATTCCTATGGAATGGAACTACGAAGGATTCATTGATTCTTATGGATTACCTGTATTCGATACACCCAAGGAAAATGTTTTAGATCCTCTAGGCGATGTTATAAGTCAGGGAGTTATAGAGCATTGGCAGAATGAAGTTGATGGTTTGAAAGATGATCAAGATGGGTTAAATGAATACTATAGACAGTTCCCGCGCACAGAAGAACACGCTTTTAGAGACGAAGCTAAAGAATCTTTATTTAATCTAACTAAAATATATCAACAGATAGACTACAACGCTGATCTACATAACACTTCTACGATAACAACGGGTAGTTTTATGTGGGAAAACGGAATAAAAGATAGTAGGGTATTATTCTATCCAAATAGAGATGGAAGGTTTAGAATATCATGGGTTCCGCCTGTTAACCTACAGAATAGAGTAATAATAAAAAACGGTATTAAATACCCTGGTAATGACCACTGCGGAGCTTTTGGCTGTGATAGTTATGATATATCAGGTACTGTCGAC